CGACCCATACCCTTGAACGGGGACGTAAAACACAAAAAACCCATGACGTGACCCGCCAGCGTAATGATAGGGTGCGCGATGTTCTTACCAGTGACGGCTGGATGGAACTGGAAAGGGTGGCCGCTTAATGGAAGCCCTATATGTTATCTACCGAACAATAACGGTTGTTTTATTGTGTCTGATAATCTATGCTATATTTATCGCCAACTAAACAGGAAGGAAAATGCGATGAAAAAAGAAACCAGAAATCTTATCGTAGAAAATATCGGCCTTGCTTGGGTGTACGCTAGCCCAAAAGCCCGGCAATATCTCAATGTGGCCTTGCAGGGTTTCGCCCAGCATGAACGCGAACAGGATGCGGCTATCGATAAGCTTGCGGCCTATGTGATGGAAGAGGCCGACCAGCCAGCCAGCCAGCCCCGCAAGGGAAGTAAGAAGGGGGCTATCCTTGCCAGCCTTAAAAAGCGGGCTTATGGTGTTTCGCGCCATACGCTGTTAAGAGAGAGCGGGGCAACGCCTCTTAGCCTGTCCCAGCACCTGTACGAATTGCGGCAGGATGGTTATAAGATAGTCTGCAAACGGGCTGGGCAGAAAACACCAACTTACAAGCTTGTCGGATAAGGGGGGACATTATGGAAACCACCGAAACAAGACTGGCTGATGCCATAAAGGAACTGGTATCGGATAAGATTATCGACCTTGAATTGGTTACCCGCTCCGATGTGGAAGAGATGATATCCGACCATGTCGACCAGCTAATCGATGAGCGGGTGGATGATATCCTTGCTAATCGTGTCACCATTACAATGCAACTGGATTAAGAAAGGCCAGACCATGAAAAAAGAAAACTTTACCTTTAATGTTACCGAAGATAATGCCGCAGAATTTGCGGTTGTACCCGCCGCCGACCTTAAAAGGGTGGCTGAATATGTAAGCTTATTGCGCCAGCAACTGGGCTTTTTAGACAGCCAGCTTGAAGCCTTGGGGGTTAAATCTTGGGATTTACAGGTTAAGACTCTTGCGGACTTGCCAATATATAAGCGGCCTGAATAAGTAAAACATACCCGCTAAACTTTCCTCCCAGCCCCGCCTTGCTTAGTCTTGGCGGGGTTTTTCATGGGTGAATCTGGAATAATAGGTAGCGGATTGAATAGGCAGGGTTTTTGTTGCGGTTGCGTGTTCGGGAAGGCTAGTTATATTCCCCTAAACATACGCCCCTTTGGAATAACCGATACAAAAAACTGTCAGGGGTTCCAGAAAAAAGCCAGCGTGTGGCGCGAATAGTAAAGCGCAGGGGTTTTTAGCTTGTATGTTTTACTGTCGGGGTGGATGCCGGAACATTGGCAAAGATATTTCATGGTAGGGGGTGCTAGGGCCACCCGGGGGTGTACCAGTACCTGTATGCAAAGCAGCCAGATTTTTTTTATTTTATTGATACCTGTACGAAAAAAGGGGCGAACCCATCGGTTGCCCCCAAAACATACCCCCGTTGGGATACCAAAACATACCCCCTACGTACCGCCCCTGCTGGATGAGCAAAACATACCCCCTACGTAGGGCTGTGGGGTACAGTTATAGTTTACCCCGGCGGCTCTTACCCGCAGTGTACTGTCGAAATCACGTTCTGTCAACCCCAAATCGACAACGGGTATGTTTTTTCTTGACACCGAGTGCATAAAACACTACTATAACAATGAAGAGTTGTACCCCACTAGCGGATGTCCCCACATTTTTCCTATCATTTTTAACTTGACGGACAATTTAGGCTAGAAAAGTGCGGCAACTCTTGCCTAAATAAGAGAAATCAATGAATTTACTTGCTCAACAGCACAAAAAACGTGAGTTGACACCCCAGCAGAGTATGTTTTTAGAGAACCTGTTCGAAAATGGGGGCAACGTTACCGAAGCAGCCCTTGCTGCAGGGTACTCTCGTGGGTCAGTTAGCTGGCTCAAGGACAGTTTGTCCGACGAAATCATCTCACGTACAAAAAATCTGCTTGCTACGAACGCTCTGAAGGCTGCGAACCGCCTTGTCAATACCATCGACAACCCCGTCCCTGACAGAGGTGACGATTTGCGCCTCAGAGCGGCTGAATCACTGTTAAATCGGGTAGGCGTAGCAAAACAAGAACAAATAAACCACAACGTACAAGCCGTACACGGCGTAGTTCTATTACCACCGAAAGAAGAGGTCGTAATCGATGGCTAAATGGCTTGAGAGGGCTATGGACCCGTCTACTCCAACTACTAAAGACAACGAAACAGTTCGTACTGTCGATTATGAGCAGGACGGCGTTATGTATGTCGCTCCTACTCTGCGTATGGTAGATGGCAAGCTAGTACGTTTTGAAGATGAAAAAGCTATACAGGAAGCAATACGACGCGGTGATGGTATGCGCGTACCAGAAGGGATGAATCCAACAGAGTTTTCAAAGTTACTTAGTCAACGAATAGGAACAGCCCGTGGCAGACGAGCAGGACAATCCGCCGAAAAAGCGCGGTAGACCAAAAAAAGACCCGAACGCACCCAAGGCTATATACAACCTGTCTCGCGCAGAGCGTGCTAGACGGGCAGCACAGAAGCAGGTACGCCAAGCTAAGAAAAGGGCCGCTAAAGCCTCTAAGACTGCCGAAGATAAGCGCAGGTACGCCCGTAAGGTCGAACAGTCGACTAGCAAGGTAGAGAAGGCTCTACAGGGCAAACAGACCACATTGATAGACGAGGGAGACCTGCAAAACATACCCGCAGCCGTCTCCGATTTGGTAGAAGAGTATGAAGTTGTATTCAAACCTAATCCCGGACCACAGGAACAGTTCTTGTCCGCTGGTGAACGGGACGTACTGTATGGCGGTGCAGCAGGGGGCGGAAAGAGTTTTGCCCTCCTTGCTGACCCTCTTCGCTTTTGTCACAATCCTAATCACCGTGGGCTACTTCTCCGTCGGACTCTGGACGAACTAACCGAACTTATCGATAAGTCTCGCCAGTTGTATGTCAAGGCGTTTCCCGGTGCGAAGTTTCGTGAATCAAAATCCACATGGCACTTTCCCTCTGGGGCAACTATTTGGTTTACATACCTAGATAAGGACAAGGACGTTACCCGCTTTCAGGGTCAGGCATTTAACTGGATAGGTATCGACGAGATAACCCAATACCCTACACCGTATGTTTGGGATTATCTTCGTTCACGTTTACGTACGACCGACCCAGAACTACAGCAGCATCTGTACATGCGCTGCACAGCCAACCCCGGTGGCGTTGGTGGCTGGTGGGTTAAGAAAACATACATCGATAACGTCAAACCAAACAAACCGTTTGCTGCGTTCGATATAGAGACAGAGACACCCTTTCTGTATCCGCCGAACCATGAAAAAGCAGGTGAACCACTCTTCTACAGAAAGTTTGTACCTGCTAGATTAACAGACAATCCGTTCTTGATGGCGGATGGACAGTACGAAGCGATGCTTCTTTCTCTGCCCGAAGTAGAGCGGAAGCGATTATTAGAAGGAGATTGGGATGTTGCAGAAGGTGCAGCCTTTCCTGAATTTTCTCGTGTTAGACACGTGGTCGAACCTTTCGAGTTACCTACCAACTGGCCCCGCATACGAGCCGCCGACTACGGCTACGCGAGTCCTTCATGCGTGCTTTGGGGTGCTATTGATTGGGATAATAATATCTGGGTTTATCGGGAGTTGTACGCCAAGCACTTGACAGCCGAAGAGTTAGCTGATAAAATACTAGAAGCAGAGCAACTTGACCCACCTGCACATTACGCTGTACTTGATTCTTCGTGTTGGAACAAGACAGGCTTTGGACCATCTATAGCTGAAACAATGATGAGAGCCGGAGTGAGGTGGACACCATCTGACCGCAATAGATTACAAGGTAAGATGGAAGTACACAGACGTTTATCAAACGACCCGTACACACAAGAACCACGAGTACGTTTTTTTTCTAACTGTCAAAACATAATCAAACAACTGACAGGTATCCCTCTGTCCAAAACAAACAGTGAGGATGTAGATACCAAAGCAGAAGACCACGCATACGATGCGCTACGGTACATGCTTATGACAAGAATGAGCGGCTACGCTTCCATACACAAACAGCTTGGTGCAATCAAGAATCAGGTACACCAAGTACAAGATGAAGTATTCGGATACTAGTAAATGGACTTAGAGGACATAATAAATCAAGCCGTTATAGACCTGCAGAGTTTGGTTGATACGGGTACGATTTCTGAAGACCACGAAGGCTTATACGAAGCGTTTGGCGGAAAGCCCGGTGCTGGTACAGTTGCTGTTCCTAGCAACATTACTGATAAGCAGATACTCGCGTACTTTGATTTTGTTGGAACGCCTTTAACTGGGGAAGAAGAAAAAGCTACTATACTAAAGGCTGTTCGCGAAAAACAAAAAAGCGTTTCGCTGACAAAAGAAAAGCCTACGGCGGGTATTTATTCAACACTTAATAAAGAAGAGAAAAAGGCGGTTGCTGCATTTCAGGAAATACAGGCAACCCTGTTTCCCGATGGCGACATACCGTCTGTAGAGCAAGTTCGAGCAAACATTGATTCGGGCAACTTTACAGTGAGAGATGCTTTTATCGCCAGTATGTATGATAAAGGCGTTCCAGAGCAGCCTTTGCTATCTGAACTTGATGAAACAAAAGACTTCTATAAGAAATTTGAAAAAGCATTTACAAAGAATGTAATTGGACCTGCTCCCGGTACTATGGGTATTGCGGGTAATTTACGCAGCGTAATTAGGCAAGGTATTGACTTCAATAGTTCGTTTACAGAATTAGAAAAGGCTTCACTTGACCCTGCTTCTGGTATAACCGAAGGGTTTAGAACCAACGTAACACGCCCTCTTCGCACATCTTCTGACAATGTTTTACAGCTAAAGTTAGCAAGCAGAGGAGCAGCAAAGGGAACACAAAAGATAGCAAAAGGTGCTATTCCACCAGAAGTTTTACGGGCTGTTCTCGACGGTATTTCGGATATTCCTGATGACGTAACTCGTGATGCTGTCATGGCATCTCTTCTTGGTTATCGTGGTACAGATTTGAGCGGTATTCGTACTTCTCGTACGTTGGCTGTACGTGCAGGCACGCCTCGTCCGTACTACGATAGAGAGTCTGGAATCACACGAGACCCAGAAGTATCGGCTGGTAGAGGCCGTAAAGGTGCAGGACCAGACAGACCACCGGGTCCAGTTCTTCGTGAAATTCTAAACAGACGCTTCGATGCGGCTGGACCTACAGGCGAATTGTTTCCTGACATTGAGACATCCACAATAACTGCCGCCCTAAAAAAGCACGTATTCAGTAAAATACCTCAAGACGTTCTAGATAATCTTATCAAACCACCAAGTGGGTATACTGACCTTAGACGTATTACTGCATCCGCTATTGCCAACCAGCTTGGTCGCCCAGACTTAGCAAGTCAGATTATCAGCCACAAAGGCGAAGACATCATTGATGCTGTTATGACAGGATACTATACCGATGTAGAAGACTTGTCTGGTTTAGAGCAGCGCGGTCAAATTCTTTCTGCCTACGAAAAGATGATGGCGGATGCAGTTGATGCAACGGACGCAAAGGGTTTAGGCGATGCGTTAAATTTGAAGCTTCCTGCTGAGTTTAATGCAGATTACGATGATATTGACATCTCAACACCTTCGTCCGCCCCTACAACTACACGACAAGCCACACCCGATGAGATTGCACAGGGTGAGCGAGTACGTCAAGCAAAGACAGACGTACAAGTTGAAAAGGCAAGATTAGAAAGCGCAACAGCAGGTCAGCAAGCAGATGAGACCATTCTGGCTCGTGCTGAAAGAGCAGAAGAAGTTGCAGCAGCAGAAGAAAAAATAGCACAGGCTAAAGCAGATAAGCGCAAACAAACAAAAGTAGAAAAAGGCAAAGGATTCTTACAGTCGATAGTTGATACCTACGGAAAGCCTATGATGGTAGGTGCTTCCTATATAGGTGCTGAAATAGTAGGTCAAGTTCTGGCTCCTTTCACAGAGTATCAACAGGCAAGAGCAGAAGGTGCGCCACAGTCTGAGGCTATAGCAAGAGGAGCGTTAGAGCTAGCTCCTGTAGCTCCTTCTGACGTACGTATGGGTGAAGAACTGCTAGGGGCGGCAGGTCAACAAATGAAAACTATAATGGAAGCTCCACAACCAAGCCAACCACAAGGACGTAGCCTAACGCAACAAATGGGTGACTTGTTACGTTCAGGCGGTGGGCAATTTAACTTTTAACTAGGAGGCAAAGATGCCAAATAATAACTACAATTATGGTGAGGCGTATATCAACGCATCTTGCACTACCTCTGTTGACCAGAACATGGGCGAAACTCAACTGTACCGCGAAGGTCTTGAGTTTGACACCATGACAAAGCAGGGTGTGCTTACTGAAGATATGCCAAAGAAGATGACCAAAACTGCAGTTGACCCTTCAGTAATGAAGATGGCTGAAGAACGCGATTACTAAGGACTAGATATGTCTGACAACTTTTTGGGACCAGCCGACGATACTGCTGTACCTTTAGAAAGCCCCGAAGAGCAACTTCCGGGTTTAGCAGCGTACGTACAGTCTAGGTTCGAAGACTCTGAAAACGGCAGATACAGCTACGAACAGCGTTGGCTGCAAGCATACAAGAACTTTCGCGGTGTGTACGATTCGTCTACGCAATACCGTGACTCGGAACGTTCTAAGGTATTTATCAAGATTACCAAAACTAAAGTGCTTGCTGCGTACGGTCAAATCGTAGACATTCTGTTCTCTAACAAGAAATTTCCTCTTGTTATTGAGCCTACCCCGGTTCCAGAAGGCATTGCTGAGTTTGCACATCTACAAACTCCCTTAGACGAAGTAGTTCCTGACCCCTACGGATATGCGGGTGATGGAAGAGACCTCGCGCCGGGAGCGAGAGAAGCAAGCCCACAGTTAGACTTTTTAGGCGGTTTGGATGCACGTTATCAAAACCTACCTATACAACCCGGTCCTTCGTTGATGGGTGAACCTCAAATTAGCCCAGCACAAAAAACTGCACTGAACATGGAAAAACAAATCCATGACCAGTTAACAGATACAAGTGCTGTAAACGTATTTAGAAAAGCAATCTTTGAGTCCGCTCTTCTAGGTACGGGTGTTGTAAAAGGTCCGTTTAATCATTACAAACGAGTTCACAAGTGGGAAAATGGTCCTGAAGGTAGAACGTACGTTCCTTACGAAAAGATTGTACCTCGTATGGAGCATGTGTCCGTTTGGGATTTTCATCCTGACCCGTCAGCTACATCTGTTGAAGATTGCGAATACGTAATTCAACGTCATCGTATGAATCGGCAACAGCTACGGGGTTTGATACAGCAGCCGTTCTTTTACGCCGACGCTATTGCAGAGTGTCTTGCAAAAGGCCCAAACTACGAAGACAAGTATTACGAAGATACTATTCGTGAAGATGAAACTGAACCGTACTATCAGAGCAATCGCTTTGAGGTATTTGAGTATTGGGGTAATCTTGATGCAAAGATGGCACGTGAGTCTGGTTTAGATGTTCCAGACAACCTAAGTGAGTTTGACCAAGTTCAGGTAAATGTGTGGACATGCGGAACAATGGTTCTTCGTTGTGTGTTAAATCCATTTACACCAGCCCGTATTCCATATCAAGTGTTTCCGTACGAAATCAACCCCTATCAAATATGGGGCGTTGGTATCGCAGAAAACATGGAAGACGCACAGATGTTGATGAACGGACACGTTCGGATGGCAATCGATAATCTAGCACTTGCTGGTAATCTTGTGTTTGACGTAGATGAGGCTAGCCTTGTTCCGGGTCAGAACATGGATATCTTCCCCGGTAAGATATTCCGTCGTCAGTCTGGTGTCACTGGTACAGCAATCAACGGTCTTAAGTTCCCTAATACTGCACCTGAAAATATTCAGATGTATCAAATTAGTCGACAGCTTGCTGACGAAGAAACAGGTTTACCGTCAATTATGCACGGACAAACAGGAGTTAGTGGTACGGGAAGAACAGCTGCAGGTCTTTCGATGCTGTTAGGTGGTGCAAGCCTGTCCCTTAAAACGGTAATTAAGAATATTGATGACCATCTGTTAAAACCTCTTGGCGAAGCGTACTTTCAGTGGAACATGCAGTTCAATGAGGATGCACCAGAGATTGAGGGCGATTTAGAAATCAAACCTCGTGGTGTAGCTGCAGTTATGCAGAAGGAAGTAAGAACGCAGCGTCTTACTACATTACTACAGACGGTCTCTAATCCTATGCTTGCACCTTTTATTAAGATTCCTAACTTGATGAGAGAACTTGCGATTGCACAGGACATTGACCCAGACAGCTTGGTCAACGACGTAAATGAAGCACAGATTTTTGCAGAGATGTTAAAGGGGTTAGCAAATGCTCAACAAGCAGCAAGCCAGCAAGGTCAGCCAACTGGTGACGAACAAGGAAGCATGGGACAGTCTGGAGGAGTACCTGCAGGAGCAAATCCAGATGACGCTTCGGGCGTTGGTGGCGGCACAATCGGAGTTGGAAGTGTTCCGACTGCAGGGGAAGATAACTTCACTGGAAACCCTGAAGGGCCTCAAGAGTGATTATGAAGCAGCGGTGAGAGCAAAAGATGTCTAGCATACTAAATAGCATAATTGAAAATGCAGCCGCTTCGGAGGCTACAGAACGTTTGACTGCCCCCTTTCTCGACCGACCCACACCTTCTGGCGCACAAAATAGACCGCTTCCAAGCCCTGCTGATGCTGCTGCACCAAGCTTTCCTACACCATTTCGAAGAAGTGGGCAAGGTGCTGGGCAACTAGATGCTGGAACAGCTTCCAGTATGGGTATGGGGGTTGACCCTACTATAAGTGGGGATGACGGCGTATTTAGGCTGGGGGCAGAAGATATCAACATATCTACTGTTCGACAAGCCAGTGCTGCAGATATAAAAAATATGAAAGACGGGTTCGTAGATAGGGCTGCACGTAAAGTGTTTGGCTTTGAACAGGTCTATAATGAAGTAACTGGCACAATCGATACCAAAGCACCTAACTTGGGCCTGTTTGGCGCACCGCCTATATTTGGTGCGATTGCAACGGCATCGTCTATGTATATGCAAAACAGGCAAGATGTAGCTGCTAAAAATGCTGCTGCAGGTATGAAGGACAATGGCATTGTTCAGATAAACGGTAGAACTATAGCGGTTGTAGATGGCAAGCTATATGGTAACTTACCGCAGGGTGCAAACTATCACGATGTAAAGCGTATTGCTCTTGACTATATTAATGAACGAGACCCCAATGATTTTGCAGGAACGTATGCGCGACCAGCTATAACAGCATCTGACCCCGGCTTTGACCCCAGTGGTAGAGTATCACGTGGATACTCTTCGGGAGACGATAATGAGTCTGATGGTGGACATTCACCGGGCGGTACAGGTGCAGGTAGAAGTGACTATCAAGGTGGATTCGGCGGCTTTAATGACCGTTCTTCGACGCCTACTCCTGCTGATTCTTATTCAGGATTCGGTCCGGGTGGCGAGTTTGGTATGGCTGTAGGTGGAATGGCAGGTAGTATGCAGCCGCCGCAACAGGGCGTTCAACCTGCAGGATTTGTGCAAGGACCACCGCAACAGTTCTCCGATAGCGAAACTGTAGCAGATGACCAGCCTATGCAGGTACAAGAAGGTACGTTTGTTATTAACGCACCTGCTGTAGAGTTTGCAGGTTCTGATGATATACGACGTATGATTTTAGAGGCTTACAGCATTGCGCGTGAAAAAGGGCTTGACATCGGCAATGTAGACCGTACAATATATGAAGAGAGCGTTGACGTTGCATTGTCAAAGGGTGAGGTTATAATACCCCCGGCTCTTGTTAAAATTATCGGCTTAGATAGACTTCAGAAAATAAATAATCGCGGAAAACGTGAAGTGTCACGGCGTCAAGAGAAAGCTGCAGAAGGCGGCTTTATCGACGGATACGCAGAGGGGGATTTAGTCGACCCGTTTGACTATGAAGAGCCTTCTTCTGAGTTCGTAAAGAAGCTGTCTGAGTTTGGAGCAAAAAAAAGAAAGCGCGGAGAGATAAAAGAATTTATTCGCAGCTTAAGTCCTAAAGAAGCGTACACCGTGTTGTTTTTGACTGAGACCTCTTCTAACTCAGAATCAATGGAAAACATGGAGAACATAGGTTACGTAGTTCGTAACAGAATACAATCAAATTACGCTGATTTTAAAAACGTAAATAACGTGTACGATGCTCTCCTACAGCAGACTGATAGGGGTGCATTTCAGTTTTCTGGATTAGAACCTACCGTTATGTATGAGAGATTGCAGGAAGTTGATAAGGGTTTAGCTAACTTAGGACTTCGTAAGGCCACATCAGCCAGTTCGAATGTTACCGATACAGAACCTGATAGAGAAGCATATTCTCCTATTCCGTTCAACGCACTGTTTTATACAAAACCCTCTGCTGAAAATCAGTGGATGAGGGACGCAAAGAATTTAGAATATTTAATGGAATCTGGGGGCCATGAATTTTATGGTCCATTCGCCTCACCAGAAGGATTCCAAAAGAATTAGTCAGCTACCCGCAACGCGGCCCTGACGTAACCGAAGCGGCTACCTACACGCCAAGTAGCCCCGCAGATTGAGGTAAAACAAATGGCAAAAAAAGTTCGTGGTCACCGTGCCAACAAACCTAACGATTCCTTTGGAACTATCAACGCAGACAGCTTGTATAAGGGCAGCTACCGTAAAGACGTTTACGAAGACCCGGAAGACGAAGAGTCAGAAGAGCAAGTTGAAGTTGAAGCTACTCAAGAAGAAGCCCCAGAGGGTTTTTCTGAAGTAAAGCAAGAGTCAACAGAACACGACTACAAGAAGCGTTATGATGACTTGAAGCGACACTATGATGCTAAACTAAAAGAGCATCAAGAAGAGAAAGAAAACTGGGAATCTGCAATAAAAAAGACAGAAGCATCAAACGTGCCTCTTCCTAAAACAGCAGAAGAACTTGAGCAGTTTAAGTCGCAGTATCCTGACGTGTATGATGTTGTTCAAACCGTAGCAGCAATGCAAGCTACAGAACAGTCATCAAAACTCGAAGAAGAGATTGCAGACCTTCGCAAACGCGAAAAAGAGTTGAAGGTACAAACGGCTTATCGCGAATTGAAGAGCTTACATTCAGACTTTGATGAACTAAGGAAGGATGAAAAGTTCTTATCGTGGCTTGAAGAGCAGCCCCAGAATATATCTGACGGTATTACTAAAAACAATACTGATGTGAAATGGGCCGCGAGGGTGATTGACCTGTATAAAATAGATGCAGGAATTGTTACCAAAAAGAAGAGAACCAGTAAGTCAGATGCAGCCACCGCTGTTTCTGGTCCACAGTCCAAAGAAGTAGTTTCTGAGGCAGGTGGAGACAAGCAAATCTGGAAGGCTTCGCAAATCGCCAAGATGAAACCGTGGGAGTTTGAAAAGTTCGAAGGTGAACTTGACAAAGCACGGGCTGAAGGGCGAATCGACTATAACTCTTAATCCTCAAGGAAGGGATTGAACTATGGCTTTTAATAGCGCATCAGGTTACAATAACCTGCCGTCTGGGAATTTCACACCAGAAATTTTCAGCCAAAAAGTTCTTAAGTTCTTCCGTCGTGCTTCGGTTGCAGAAGATATTACTAATACCGACTACGCTGGTGAAATTGAGAACTTTGGTGATACAGTGCGTATCATCAAGGAGCCAACAATCACAGTATCTAGCTACTCACGTGGTTCAGTGGTAAACCCACAGGACCTTGCTGATGACCAGACAACAATGGTTGTTGACCAAGCAAACGCATTTGCGTTTAAGATTGACGATATCGAAGAGCGTCAGTCACACGTTAACTTCGAAGCTCTTGCTACTTCATCTGGTGCATACTCGCTGAAGCGCAAGTACGACGGTAACGTTCTGACTGCAATGTTTGACGGTGCTGGCATCTCATCAGAAACTTCTGCAGCTACTGCTACCGTTTCTGGTTTGGGTACACTAGGTTCACCTCTGACTTCTCAGACTGGTGATAACCTTGTGAACATCATGCTGAAGATGGCTCGTGCATTGGACGACCAGTCAGTTCCTGAAGAGAACCGTTGGTTCGTAGCTGCTCCGGCTTTCTACGAAACACTGTTCGGAGCAGGTGCTAAGTTCGCAGAAGTGCAGGTAACTGGCGACGGTACTTCACCACTGCGTAACGGCCTAGTTATGGCTGGCAACATTGCTGGCTTCAACTGCTATAAGTCAACAGCTATGAACGCTGCTGGCACAGACACTGTAGACGTAACAGGCTTGGGTGCTGGTGAGTTCCCAGTTCTTGCTGGTCACATGTCATCAACTGCAACTGCTTCGCACATCGCGAAGACTGAAGTTGTACGTTCGACCGAAACTTTCAGCGACATCGTTCGTGGCTTGCACGTATTTGGACGTAAGGTCCTGCGTCCAGAAGCACTCGTTCGTGGCGTGATTTCACTGTAAGGGGGACTGGATAATGGCTACTTATACCGTTACTGGTGCTGTTGCTGGCGTTCCCGTTGGCATCAAGCCCCAAATCATTGAAGTTGTACTTGACTTCTCGTCAACCAGCTTGACTACTTCTGATTCAGTAGAAGTATTCGAAATGAAGGCTAACACACTTGTTCTTATGGCAGGTGTGGAAGTTCTCACTGCAGCATCAACTGGTTCACCAGTTCTTGA